AATCTCTAATCTTGCCATATTCATTGCCGCTGTAAGCTCTATCATTGTTGTTAGCAAAGCAGAGTTTTCATATCTGTTAATTATCTTTTGTATTCGTTCGTCTAGCGCTTCTTTGCTGTCGCCTTTTCTTATGCCAATCTTTAATGTGCTAATCAGCTCGTTATATATTTTGTTTCTGTTTATAGATTTTCCAAACGCTTTCTTTGTGTATTTGTTTATTCCGTGTACATACATATCGTAATCTATGTTTGTTCCTGCTATCGAGTTTATATAATCTGTAGTGCTTATAACATTTATATGCACTACTTCCTCTATTGCTTTGTTTATTTCTTCTATGGCGCTATTATTTTCTATGATGATGTATGTCGCAATCAAATACGCAAGTTCTTCCAATTCATTGTCTTTAGCATGTTTCAATCTTTTAGATGGTGTTGCCTTTTCATCGGATAAATATATTCTATCGATGTACGATTCTGATTCCGAACCTATTTTAGCGCTTGTTGCTTTGTACGATTCTTCCAATCTCTTTAGTAATAACTTTCGTATTTTAACAGTTTCTGCAAATCCGGAATCAGCCATATTTATACTCCTATTGTTTTATCAACTTTTTCTATATCGCCCTTTATAAATTTAACCGTCATATCATTATCAAACATACTTACAATTAAATAACAGTCGTTAAATTGTATTATCCTTGCAGGATTTTCTTTACCATCACATTCTATTTCTTTTAAACTGTCACCATATTCTATGACTGCATCAAACATATTTCTTTCTGCTTCTTTTGTTGCTTCTCTTAACGATATAGTTCTAGTATATGATTCTTCCATTATTGTTCTCCTAATAATTTTCTATATCTTCGCCGTTTTCGATAAACCCTTTATAAATCCTGTAATCACTCAATCCGTTCTCGCTACACTCTACTACTAATACATAATCAAAGTATTCGATTATTTTTGTTTCTTTCGGCTGTATCGTTTTTAACGCACAATCGATGTCATTGGATATCATCATGTGCACTTCCCTATCTTTTATATCATTTACGTTTTTAATTCTCTCCAACATCTGTATTATCCTCTTCGCCAACTTCTGTGCTGACAACTCTATTATCCAAAGATGTAAAATCTATTTGAGACTTTTCAGTTTCTTCCTCTGCCAATCTTGCCATTATAACATCAATCTCGTCAGGATCTATGTTATCCAACTTCTCTAATGCTGTCCTTCTGTCAATTAACCCTGCTTCAAATTCTGTTATGACGTTTCCTATGTTTTCTGACTGGTTAGCGATTGACTGCCGTCTAAATTTTATATCTTCTGTTACAGTTCCTTTTAGATTTAAAATTTTTTGCACAAACTGGAACACTTGCCACTCGTATCTATTTGTCTTTGTGTCTAGGTTAAACCTTGCTGTATCTATAGCTACGTTTGTTAAGCTCCCACCTGTTATCTCGCTCATGTTCATGCTCATGTAATCTGCATACAAGGAGTTTTCTAGTATTTCTAGCGCCGTTTGTCTAGCTGCATAAGGTACATCTATCGTCCGTGGTTCTGCCGATGCTCCAGCACCTGTTCCGCTGTTAAATACTGCCTTGTACTCTTCTATCTCTGCAAGCAATTCTTTTGCCCTTGGAGCGTTACCGCCGAAGTTGCTTATTACCCAATATATATCGTTTGTGCGCTCTAGGTTGTCTCCAAAGTCGGAGAATATCTTATCGAACATATCTATCTTAGTTTTTATACTAGGAGAAAACTCCGGCTTCTTAAAATCGTTTGCATATAGCGGAATAATAGGAAGCGATCCGTTATAGTTCGATGAACCTTCGATTATCTCTTTCCCGTTACTGAATTTAATCTTGCTTATCTTGTACGGCTTCTTATCTTGCAGAATCTCTATGGATTCGTCTTTCTTGCTGTCTTTATATACAGTTACACCGTCCAGCTCATACAAAGAGATTATCATTGGTCGCCCTGTATCTATCTGCCAAAATTTTATACCGACTACTGCTTCTCCGGTTAACTCGTCAAACAGCGGCATAAATCCATTGAGCTTATTAACACTTGCTATCTCAAATTTTTCCAAATGGTCATTATTCCAGAATCCCCAGCAAGAGCCATGCACAAGTGCTTTTTCTCCGACGGATTCGAGAGTCTTATCAAACCCGATGCCCAACTGGTCTTTTAAATCTTGGTCTTTTAACTGTAATCCATTTGCAAGTAAATACTGATTCTGCTGTGTTACAAACCGGAATAAGAAATTTGATATTGTGATATTCTTTTGGAAGTAGAACACCTTACCGCTTTTCTTCATCGTCCACTTTGGTCTATGTTTAATAGCGGTGTTGTCTGCCCTGAAATATGCTTCTGCTTCTACGGCATCGGTAAATTCCTTTGAATTTTTGTATGTTGTAATCGCATTCCGGATAAATTGTGTCTTATCATTTGCGCTTTGATAGTCTTGGTATGTTATCAGGGTTTCCACCGCCTTACGTGTTTAGTATTATCCTCTGTACATTGTATCATATTTTTACATTTTTCGAGGAACCAAAAAATGACTAAAAAGTTACCGAAAAAGGTAATCATGTTTTATAATGGCAAGATTGTATTAATCTCTTTGTGTTTCCGTATGCCCACTTACCCGTTTTTATGCAACTGTACTTACCGCCCATATCAGTGTAGCTAAATGCTAAGTTCTCACAGTACTTGCATTGCCCTATCAGTTCTTCGTTCATCTCTACTACGTCTCCGATATTGTTTGTTGCTTGCTCTTCCTGCTCTGCTGCGATAACAGTTTCTACGTATTCCTGTAATGTAATATCATGTTTTGGATTTATTGCACTTGTTTCTTTTCCATCAACAATCTCTATTTTTGAAATGGTTGCGTCTATCCTTTTTATATCCGCACGTACATACACTAGTGCAACAACCAGTATCGATTGCGTCACCAAAATAATTATAATTGCAAATAAAATACTTTCCATTGTTATCCTCCGAGTAGTTTACCAAGAAACGTATATGTTATCATTCCGAATACAATACATTTCATCAAGCAATACATCGCTCCTGTATATATTCCATTTTTCTCATTCTCCGCCATCTCTATAAAACTGCTTAGGAAATAGCAAAAGCTTATGAATGCAAATATTCCCAATGCTATACTAATAATCATATTATCTCCCTTTAATATCTACATTCCGGCAGTATGTCCTCATATTCTTGCATGATGTCATCGTACTTATCCAGGAAATTATCATACTCTTCGTCTATTCTTATTGCTAACTGCTTCAGTCTTGCATTTTCCTGTTTCAGTCTTGCGTTTTCTTTTTCAAGCTTATCTACATCTTTGTCATCTGTCTTTGCTTTTTCTTTTTTATTATTTACGTACCAGTTATCTGTAAAAAATTTTATGATGCTATCGTCTTTATCTATCTTTTTGCCAGAAAATGAAAATGTTACCGTCTCTTTAAATCCGTCTTTATCAAACTCGTATCCATACGCTTTTATCTCAACATTATTAAATTCCTTGTCTAACCTATCACTTATAATTCCTTCCACTGTAAATTCTTCTCCCTCATTCCACATATTTGTTCCCTCATCTTTCTACTCGTTTTTAATCTAGTAAGCTTGCTCTGTGTTGATTTATAAGATTGTTTGTCTGGACAAAGTAGCGTAGGCCGTCGTTCATATGGTCATCTTCTTTTATAACTTCGTCCTCTCCGTTATCATTATCTTTCCAGGAATAAAGGCCAAACTCATGAATCATATGTGTGCAACAATCATTTACCTTTATTATCCCTCTGCGTATAGCTGTGTAAGTATTCCTGATGCCATTTAGCACATCGTTATCAGCATCCATCACTCCGAACCTTCCAACGTTAAATATTTTAGCCTTAAACGATGCAGCCGAAGGGTCGATGATAATCGTGTCTACATTTAAGTTTCCGCAGAACCTGTCTAGCGCTGTGTAATACATGTCGTCGTCGTATTGCTCGTTCTCTTCTCGTCCGCTGTGGTAGTATTCATCTACCATGTACCACACTCCCTCACATATCCCCCAAAGCTGAAACACTGTCGCGTTTTGGATACCGTAATCGCATGATACCATGTACCGTGTGTATTTTCTGTCTACAGTGTCTACGATGCATTGTCTCCAGTTTGGATATACTAATCCTGTAGCCTGTACTCGCAATCCCTTAATATCTCTCATGTACCAAACAGACGTTTTGTCATACCTGGCAATACGTTCCTTAAGCATCTCGTCTGACACGCTTAAGTTGTCTGCAATCGTAAAGTGTTCGTAGTTATAACCGTAGTCTGGATTCTCTTTCTGTTTCTTCTCGTGAACTGAAAGCATATCCGTGTAATACCAATGTCCTTCCGCAAAAGGATTTAAGTCATGAAATATTTTTGCGTTTGAACTTGCAATTGTTCTGTCATTTGCTTCTTTTAAAAATGATTGTGCGCATTCGTTAGCCTCTGTAATATATACTGTTCCGTATGTGCTTCCTTTAATCCCCTTTGCGCTTCCCTCTTTTCCACCTCCAGCAACATAGATAATCTTGTTTCCGGCCTTTGTCTGTATAAACACACAGTCTCTATCATTGTGCTTACCAGTCTTGCAACGGCCTGAGAAGTAGTTTAATAATCCGAGTCCATCACATTCCAGTATGTTTTGCTTTGCGCTGTAGTTTGATACTCCTGCAGCTAAGTGGAATTTGCTCTTGTGCTCTTCTAGTGTTATGCACCACGCAAGAGTATTTACAACGTTCTTCCCTCCGCGCTTCCCGCCTTCGGCAACATTAAACCAACTATGAGTACATCTTTTTATATATTCTGTTTGTTTTTCGTTTAGCGGTTCTAATTTATTCATCCATATTACAACCTCGCTGATGCTTCTTTTTTTGTTCCGTTTAGATAAATTACCGGAGTATCCGTTGCGCTTGGCTTGTATTCGTTGATTGCTCCGTATCCGCCGTATGTTAGCGTTGCAGAGGAATTTACAAACAACTTTGTTACCTCGTTTACTTTCGCATTCGGAATATCAATCCTGAAAAAGTTTTCCTTTATTACAGCCGGAAGATGCGTATGTGCGTGTATATAAATATCCGTATCCACTATTCCTGCCATGTCTGCAAGCCTGTTTATTTTAGAACCTTCTTTGCGTCCCCCACCACGACCATGCAGAGCGTATACAGAATAACAAACCTTACGAACTTTGCTCTTGCCATTCTGCTTATTATGCTTGCCAAACTGTATAAATAATACTGCCGATTCTGGAGTAAACTTATCAGACAAATTAATTTCGATTGCAAATAGTTGTAACAAATCTATTCCTTCTTTTTGGTATGTCCGTTGTTCGTGGTTTCCAGAGTTAATATATAAAATTTTATCTCTGATCGGCATAAACATCTCTTTTGCTTTATTTACAGACTGCATCGGAGACAATGTTTCGGAATATATGTCGCTTACACTTGTCTTTGTAGCATTATTGAGAATATCGCCATTTAGTATACAGTAAGCGTTTTTTGTATCTCTTATATAGTCTATTCGCTTTTGTAGAAGTTTCATGTCGCTGTTGGCATCGCCTATGTGTGTATCTGCTATTGCATGTAGCTCTAATTCTTTTATCGTCTCCGGCAAATCTATTTTTAAAGTTTTCATAAGTTGTTTTTCAATCCTTTATGCATAGTTTATTCATTTTGTTTGTCTCAAGTGCTATATGTTGACACTTTTTAATATTTATGCGTTTATTTTGCATGTATATTCATTATTTCTCAAAATCTTCTATGTTTCTTGGCTTGGCAGGTGAATTAATTAATTTAGCTATGCTTGCGATACCTTCGTTAATCTTATCTATATCGTCTCCGTTAAAGTTCTTTTGCTTAATCTCAAATACCTTTAATTGCTTATCTACCAATATCCCGTACGACGTTGATATGTCTTTTAATGACGTGAACATGTCAGGATTTTTAACTTTACCCTCTATTGCGTCGTGGTGCATGTCTAGTAGTTTATTTATTCTGCTCGTTCTCTTTTCAAGGAACTCCATTGTGCTTAGTGTATCTTCCTTCGCTTTTTCTATACAGATTTTTTCGAATTCTGGTGACTCTTTTACGATTGTTCTAATTGTGCTAACTGCAAAACCGTACTTTCTCGCTACTTCGCTGTAATTTCCGCAAACTGCATATTCAGCAATTATTTTCTTTTTCGTCTTATCTGTTATCGACTTTGGACCTGGCTTTCGTCCCATACAAATCATCTCTCTTTAATGTACATTATTTAGCATATACGGATTTGCAACTCCTTTTTATATGCTATTCTTATTATATTATACTTTAATTTGCAACTTTTGTAAATAGTTTAAAAATAAATTAAAAAACTTTTAAAAATGTATTGACATGTCGTCTTTTATATGGTATACTTATATTAAGTTAAGAGATACTAAATCACCTAATCAAAAAGGAGAAACTACAATGAATAAAAATTATGAAGAATTATTAAACAAGGCAAAAGAAAACTTTAACAAAGACTTAGAAGAAGCAACAACTTATTCGCAAGAGTTTTTTGCACAGTCAAACTTAAATTTTGTAGAAGAATTAGAAAAAAATAATAAATAAATTTAAAAAATGTATTGACATATCGTCTAAACAATGTTATAATAAATTATAAGATAAAACAAGGAAATGCAAATAATGGGAGGTAATTAAAATGACAAACTTAAAAGGTAGCGAAAAACAAATAAATTGGGCAAACGTAATCAGAGAAGATGCAGTAAACACAGTAGCAGCAAACATTGAAAGACTCGAAAAATCAATCAAAGAATTTAATTATGGAATAGAAGAACTCGAAGCATGGAATAACATTAAAGCACAGATTGAAAATGCGTTTAATCAATTAGAAAATGCAAGTGATATTATCGACAGACGTAACGCACTTAACCCTAGTCAACTTTGCAAGATGGCTACCAACATGGCAAATAAAATAAAAATGAATTAATTTTAAAAAAAGTATTGACATATCGGCTTTTATTTGATATAATTAATTATAAGTTAAAACAAGGAGGAAAATAAAATGTGGAAAGTAGATACTAAAATAACAAACGAACTTATCAATAAATTTGATGAAGAAGATGGTGTTTTCTATAGGTTCCAAAATAAAGATTATGATATCAGCGGCGATTACGAAGAATCTTGGGGAATGATTTATTCAACAAAATATGAGGCAATGGAAGATTACGAATCAATGGACTTAAATCCAGAAGATGCAGTCCTTCCAGGAAAAAGCTGCATGACAACATTCGATGAAATAATGAGTTTTATATCTTCGTTCGATTCTGATTTTGTCTTACTGATATTCGATGGCTGCGATACCTTCGCAGAAGGACATGATGGAGAATATGTAGCAGAATATGTAGCACCAAGAGCCGTTATAGATTTTAATGAAGCTATAGAATTCGCACAGGAAAATCTTGATTCTTGGAAATAACACATCAACACATAATTTAAAAATTGTTCGAAAGGTATATATTGTTATATACATTTCCTTTCATATTGACATTCTTGTTCTTTGCAGATTTTGTAAATAGTTTAAAAATAAATTAAAAAACTTTTAAAAAGGTATTGACGTATCGGCTTTTATTTGATATAATTAATATATAGAGAAGAGGAGGCAACTACTATGAAAAACTTAAATCTTGAAGGAATCGAAAATTATGAATATGTAGCAGTTAGAGCATTATCAGAGGACGAGGATTACAATGTAGGAGATACTTGCAGAAACAGCTTTGACCATGATTACGAAAACGATGTTACAACTTATGGAACTGATGAAGAAATAGAACTCAACGGAACTTGCGGAGTTGACACAACCATAGATACATTTTACGATGAAGAAGCTACAATGATTGAAAAGATTGAAAACGCAATGAACCACTCAATTCATTATATCGGCAAAAAAGTTTTAATAGTTGGTAACACGGCTGAATGTGGAAATGATGATATGGAACTTATAATCGAAGATGCTATCGTATTCGCAGAACTCTAAAATTATTTGAAAGGCACATGGCAATATGTACCTTTCTTTTTTTACTCTTATTTTTTACTTTTAAATATTCTTCTCTTAGTGCTTCTTCTATCCCCTTTTTCACTCTATTGTTCACGGTCATTTTACCTGTGAATTTCATGTTTTCATAATCACTATATTTTACTTTCACAATAATTTTATCTCCATCTATTAGTCTATCCATTTAACAAGCTCTAATAAAACTTTTTGTTTATTAAAATACGATTCTGTTAACAATGTTTTTCCTCTTGTGTTATTGCTGTTTTTTACTGTTATGTTTACTTTGTACGTTGTCGTTACAAATCTTTTTTCGTCATTATATCTCATTATTGTTGTTAATGTTATATTATATTTTTGCGATATTAGATATATTAATTGCTTTATTTTTTTATCCATTATGCGCCTTGCTTTTCTTTTTCGGCAACTCTCTTATCAATTAACTCGTCGTAATCAGCTACGCCTTGTGTTATCGTAAGTATGTTCCAGTACTCGTTTGCAGAGGTTATTATTTTCTTTCCCTCTAAGTATCCTAGTAACACTGCTATCATGTGCTCTTGCTTTGCTAATTCTCTTTTTATTTCATTATCCGTCATTTTTATTTCCCTCTATTTTCAATCTGCAGCAACAGCTTCATATACAATTTTTGCATCTGTGCAACTTCTTTTTTTAATTCGTCTATTTCGTCGTCTTTATATGCTATTACATTTCTTAGGCTTAGCTCTTTTATCTCATTATCAGATATATCTTCTTGCAGCTTGTATATGTACTCGATTAACTCCAGTACTGCATTATCAAATCCACCCCAGTTTTTTCTGTTTTCACATATTACTCTTATTTCGTCAATTTTTTTTTGATTCATTTAACCCTCCATGATTGCTTCAAATATTTAATCTGTCAATACTGTTTTCCCATCATAATATAATTTTCATAATCGCATGGCTAAACCTCTGTCTTCTCTATTCTATTTTTTAATCTATTATTTTCATTTTGTAGTCTTTCTATTAGTTATCTTAGTTCTTTATCATCATTTTTATCTTCTCGTTCCGTTGGAAATTTTGGCATCGGCATCCAGTGCGTCACTATTCCATAATCTCCGAAGCAGAATTTTATGTGATTACCGTTTCTCTTCCACTCATCGTATTTGTTTGTGTACCCCTCGAAAACAGAAACTCCGTTTACGCACATTAGCACACGTTCGCCCCTTATTGGCATTTTATCATTAACATTAATCCATTTCATTTTATTCCCTTTCTATTCCGATGTCAAAAATTGTTAACTGTTTTTTTTCTTCATTTAGTCTTTGCAATGCTTTTTCGTAATATTCTTTATCAATTTCAAATCCGATATAATCAAATCCCATTTTATGACAAGCTATTAGGCTAGATGCGCTACCAGCGTGTGTATCTATTATTTTATCTCCTTGTTTTCCGTATTTGTTTAATATCCATTCGTATAATTTTATCGGTTTCTGGGTGGGATGTATTCTTTTTACTTGATGAGATGATAACTCTACTTTTTTGCATACGCTGTCAAAACTTGTGTACGCCATCTCAAATGACGCAAAACTTACATCTTCTGAAAACTTTTTATCCCATATCAACCAACATGATGAGTTTATTTTTATGTTTTCTATAAAATGATTTGCTCCCCAAATAATTTGGTTTTTAGATATTCTAATTAGTTCATCAAAATATTTTTTATCTGGTGGTTTATTATCCCATTCTATTTTTTTGTATAATGATTTTTTATCTCCTTTTCGCCTCCCAATATTATTGCTAAT